GGTGCTCGCGATCCCGAAATCCGTTCAGATTTATTTTTATAATTTCCCTTCCGCTTCTATGGCACTCAGGCTTAATGAGCGCCTTGTTAAACGAGTTTCTTCGAATAATGCACCATTTATATATCCTTGCATGAAAGGGGCCTTAAAACGGAAGTGAGGGCGTTGTAATGAGAAAGAAAAAAACGGAAGCGCAAGAACCTAAAGTGTTGTTCCAGGAACAGATCATCACAACAGGGCAATTGGCGAGTGTGGTCGGCAAGACAGCGCGGTGGATTAATGAGTTGACCAATGAGGGGGCGCTCAAGCAAGTCGCCCGTGGTAAGTACGCATTGGGTCAAGCGATCCAAGATTATATTGAGCATGTGATGGGCGGCAAAGAGGATTCCAAGAAGCCTAAGCTTATCGACTTCAAGACGTTGCACGAAAAAACAAAAGCGGAGAAGGCCGAACTGGAACTCGAGCTATTGAAGGGTCGTCTTCACGATGCGAGAGAAGTTGAAGCGTTGCTCTCAGACCTGATACTTACCACTAAGTCGCGTTTGTTGTCCGTGGCAAGCAGGGTTGCAGACGATGCCGCCAATGAATCACCGGAGGTTGTGGAGAAGATCGTTCGCGAAGAGATAGAGGTTGCTCTCTCAAGCCTTGCGAAGTACACTCCCGGACAGATTGGGGGCGTGAAGGCAGATGAAAGTGACGGAACTTGAATGTAAAGTGTGTTACCAGGAGAAGACCTTGTCGTTATTCCAGAGAGCTATGCGGCAATGGGAGCCTAAACGCAGGCTTACCGTGTCCCAATGGGCCGATGAGAATAGGGTTTTAACCACGGAAACAAGCTCGGAGCCTGGCCCGTGGCGTACTGCCAGGGCGGAATATCAGCGCGAGATCATGGATTCCATAGAGGATTGGGAAGAAGTCGTAATCATGGCATCGGCTCAGGTTGGTAAAACCGAGTTCTTGATGAATGTTACGGCTTCTTTTATTGACCAAGACCCTTGTCCGATCATTCACGTTCTACCGAAGGACGATATGGTCGAGTCATATTCCAAGAATCGATTCAGTCCGATGGTTAAAAGCACGAAGGCACTCACCGAAAAGGTTGGGGCCACCAAGTCGAGGGACAGCAGTAACACCATATCCGAGAAGTCTTTCCCCGGCGGGTACTTGGCTATTGTCGGGGCCAACGTTGCGGCAAACCTTTCCTCGCGTCCTGTTCAACTTGTACTTTGTGACGAGGTTGACCGTTTCCCGGCATCGTCCGGCAATGAGGGCGATCCGATTGACCTGGTGACAGCCCGGACCAAGACGTTCAAACGGAAACGCAGGCACTTATTTGTCTCTACTCCGGTCGATAAAGACACGTCCCGTATCTATGAGCTGTATTCAAACAGCACCATGGAACAATGGCACTTGCCGTGTCCGCATTGCGGGGACAAACAACCCCTTCGCTTCGCTCTCAAGAACGGTGTTGGCGGGGTTAAATATGAATTCCATGAGGAAGATGGGGAGTTCATCGTCACTAAAGCCGAGTATGTTTGTGCATATTGTGGCGCTCTTGGCGAGGAAAAGGACTGGAAGCGAGGTGCAGGCGAGTGGGTAGCCCGCAAGAAGCACAGCACCCGCCGTGGATTCCACATTAACCAACTTGCAAGCCCGTGGTCAGACTGGCGAGAGATTGCCAAGGCGTTCCTTGTGGCGAAGCGTGAAGGCCCGGACAAGTTGAAGGTATTCGTTAACACTGTCCTGGGTGAGCCGTGGGAAACCAAGCTCAAAGGATTCGACGAGAAGACAATCAAGGCCCGCCGTGAGACTTATGGTTGCGAAGTACCGGAGGGAGTTAAGCTCCTGACCGCCGCAGTCGATACCCAAGATGATCGTTTTGAGGTTGAGGTCATTGGGTGGGGCGCTGGTAAAGAGTCGTGGAGAATTGAATACAAGGTGATACGTGGAGACTTGGACGGACCGAGAATTTGGGAGCAACTGGACGAGTTTCTTTGTCGTACCTGGCTCGGACACGATGGTCATGAGTTCCGCATTGTCGGCATGGCGATGGACTCCGGTGGTCACTACACCAAAGAGGTATACGAGTTCACCGGGCCGAGGAACTACAGGTATTTCACTGCAATCAAGGGTGTCGGTAAGACTGCCAAGACCGCTCAGGACGTGAGTTTCATTTCTGGACACACGAAAACGGCGGAAGAAAAGGCTGTTTTGTACAAGATCGGGGTCGATGACGGTAAGGTTAAGGTGTTTGAAAGCCTGAAAATAAGCACACCAGGGCCGCAATACTGCCACTTCCCGGACGATGGAAGGGGTTATGATGACTCATATTTCCTCGGCCTGACTGCTGAAACGCAGAAGGTTGTCACGGAAGATGGGGTCCGGCTCAAAAAATGGGTCAAGATCAGGGACCGAAACGAGCCATTTGACCTTGCTGTTTACAACAGAGCCATCCTTGAGATCATCCGGCCTAACCTTTCACTGCCCCGCGACCAGCAACCTAACGGGCCGAAGGTTGAACCGACAGGATTGGAGAAGAGAAAGCCGACTCCAGTCCGAAAGAAGAGAAGAAATGTAGCGAGTAGCTTGTAACCAACATAAGGAGGTGAAGAGTGGAATGCCTATTACATCTTACGAAGATGCAAAAGCGGATTACCAACTTTGGAAAGAAGCCGAGCGAGCTTTGGCAACAGGAACGTCCTACAGCATCGCCGGGAGATCATTAACCCGAACTGATATGTCGGTCGTCAATGAAAAACTCCGGTATTACGGTAGGATCATTGACCAATACGAGGGCAGAGGTAGACGCAAAATGCGGGGCTTCACCACGTTTGACCGATGACAGTTGCGAAGATTGTAAGACGCTCACCGACAGCCAACGCAAACATGAAAGTATCCAGCCCGTTCGGTAACGGTAAGGGTTATGGCAGGCATGGAGCCAGCACCCGCAAGTCGTCCATGGTCACATGGCAAAGTGCCGGAGGGGATGCCAACGCCGACATACACGCTAACCTTCCGAAGATGCGTGAACGCTCCCGTGACTTGTTCATGGGCAGTGACATTGTAGCCGCCGCGCTCAAAGGTTTGCGGACAAACATCGTAGGGACTGGCTTGAAACTGAACCCGTCGCCTAATATCGAGTTCTTGGGCATGAGCCAGAATCAAGCAAAGGAACTGAGGGACGCCATCAACCGCGAATGGGCGCTCTGGGCTGAGACGACGAAGTGCGATGCCGCCGGGCTTAATGATTTTTACGAGTTGGAAGCATTAGCTTTCCTTTCAACGATCATGAGTGGTGATGTGTTCGCGTTGATGCCGAGCTACAAACGGCCGTGGTCTACTTACGACCTAAAGGTTAACCTCGTTGAGTCTGACCGATGCGATACACCGGATGATGGCAGAGATTTGAGCAACATCCAATCCGGTGTGGAGGTTGATGGTGATGGTATGGTTTCGGCCTACTATTTCAGCAACAGCCACCCAGGGGAAGACGGGTTCACGATCCAGAGAAAAGAATGGGTCCGGGTTGAGAAGTACGGATCGAAGACAGGGAGGAAGAATGTCCTTCACTTGTTCGAAGCTGAGCGACCAGGACAACGCCGTGGTGTGCCGATCATCGCGCCAATCATCGAATCGTTGAAGCTCTTGGACAGGTACACCGACGCGGAGATTAACGCCGCTGTCATTACGTCCATGTTCACCGTGTTTGTAACGAGTGAGAACGATCCAGACAATGGGCCGTTAGGTGGCGGCATGGGTCCGCCTGAAACAGACGGTTACGAGGATGTGCCTGGTGCTGATGGCATGGTCAAGATGGGGCAAGGGGCTGTCAACTATTTGGAGCCTGGGGAAAAGGTTGAATTCGCTGACCCCACCAGACCAAACCCTAACTTTGAAGCGTTCGTTCGTGCCATTCTGAAACAGATTGCGGCGGCTTTAGAGCTACCGTATGAGATATTGACCAAGCAGTTCACCAGCTCCTATTCAGCAAGCCGCGGGGCGCTCCTGGAAGCTTGGAAGATGTATCGAATGCGCCGGGCTTGGCTTTCAAAAACATTCTGCCAACCCATATACGAAGAATGGTTTGTCGAAGCAGTATCCAAAGGAAGAATCCAAGCACCCGGCATCTTTGATGATCCGGCTATTTTTGCCGCCTATACAAAAGCCGAGTGGCATGGACCTTCTCAGGGATTGCTTGATCCAACTAAGGAAGTGGATGCCGCCGTTAAACGTATGCAAAACAACCTCAGCACCGCAACCCGAGAGTCCGCAGAGATCAACGGCGGATCATGGGAGGATAACGTCGAACAGAGAGCGTATGAGTACGAGCGCATGAAGGAACTGGGGATAAACGAAGGAACTTCACCTACAGCGACACCAGCGGTAACCCCGGTTACACCTCCCGAACCATTGGAAGAGGGAGACGAAAATGATAGCGACAACGACGAGGAAGGGGGTGAACAAAACTAATGCGTATTAACCTTTATGGGACAATCGTTTCAAATGATGACGCTTGGTTCTATGCGTGGTTCGACGCTGAACACACAACGCCTAAAATGATTTCCGATCAACTGGCGGCGGCTGGTGATACAGACGTTGAACTGTACATTAACTCGCCAGGTGGTGACGTGTGGGCAGGCTCCGAGATTTACACGGCACTGAAAGAACATGGTAGGGTTACGGCTAAGGTTGTAGGCGTAGCCGCTTCCGCCGCTTCCGTTGCATTGTGTGGAGCCGCTAAATCTCTTATTGCTCCTACAGCTCAAGTGATGATCCATCGTTCATCAACAGTCACAGGCGGCAATAAAAACGCCCATGACGAAGGTTCGCAGATGCTTAACAGCGTGGACGAGGGCATGGTTAACGCCTACCAGGACAAGACGGGCATAGGGCGCGAGGAATTGATTGCGCTTATGGATGCAACGACATTCCTGGATGCTAATCGCGCCGTTGAATTGGGCTTTGCTGACGAGAAGATGTTCGCCCAAACAGAGAAAGTTGCGGCTTCCGCAACACTGCCTTTGATGTCGGCCGACTTCTTGAACAGCTTCAAAGATAAATTGATCCAAGCTAACTTGGCTCCTGGTGTTCAAGCAGGGCAAGCAACTCCGCCTGATCCTGAACCAGTAGCCAGCGCACCAACAAATACACAGACCCCGAAGGAGGGCGAAGAAAAAATGACTTACGACCAACTTTTAGCACAACACCCGGAACTGGTGGACACAATCTCGCAGGCGGCGGTAACAGCAGAGCGTAACCGTATCAGCTCACTATCCGCAATGAAAGGCGCACCTGGTGCAGAGCCATTTATTGAAGCGGCTATCCTGAGCGGAGAAACTGCTGGAGATGTAGCGATGAAGATCGTACAAGCTTCCGCGCAACGCCAAACACAAGAAGGTGCCAACCGTCAAGCAGACGCAGAAGAAAGCGGTGTGAATGCGGTCGCTAACCAAGCCCCACCAGCTAAACAGACGGACAAAGAAAAACAAGACGCGATTGTTGCAAGCCTTGCCGCTCGCACAGCGGCAATGCAAAAAAAAGGAGGTAAATAATCATGCCAGCATACGAAAGCAGACCATACGACCAGTTATTTGCGGGTGGAGTACAGCCCGAGGTAATGACAGCGATCATTGTTAAAGCGGGTTCCGGTATCGTGACACGCGGTACGGTACTCGGACGTTCTTCCCAGTTGGGTGAAGCGGACCTGTACGCAGGGACACCAATCACAGCTCCGGTGGATTCCACTAAAACGGACGGCACACAAACGGTTTACTGCATCTTGGCAGACGAAGAAATCGACGCAACGACCAAGGATGTCCGCGCCGCCGCTTACCTGGATGGCGAGTTCAACCGCGACGCTCTCAAGTTCGGCGGCGCTGATACAGTGGCACAGCACGAAGTTAAAATGCGCGAAATCGGTCTTATCACAAAACGAGTAGTTAAATAAGGAGGATATAAAAAATGGCATACAGCGACCAATACGATTTCCCGACACTGTTCCGCGTGGTTGAAGCATTCCCGCAAGATTCCACATACCTGGTGGATACATTCTCCAAAGTCGGTGAAGCTTTCCCGGATGATGAAATCGAGATTCAAACAATGAAGGGCCACCGCCCTTTGGCTCCATACGTTAACGAACTTCTCCCAGGTAAAGTTATCTTGCGTACAGGGTTCAGCGCGAAGCAGTACAAACCCGCTTTGCTGAAACCTATGCGGATCATCACACGCCACGACTTGAAGGTTCGTCAAGCTGGTGAAAACCTGATCAACCCTAAATCACCAGAGGAACGTTACAATGACCTGGTGGCTAAAGACTTGGTTGACCTAAACTCCACAATCTCCCGTCGTGAGGTTCAACAACTGGCGGAATTGATGTTCACAGGTAAGGTTACGCAGATCGGTGAAGGTGTTGACCAAGTTCTGGATTGGGACTTTGAGAACTACGAAGTTCTGTCTGGTGACGATCTGTTCAGCAACCAAGAAAACGACATCTCGGCATTCCTGCAAGAATGGAAACTTAGAGTCATGAACGGTAGCGGGGTAACGCCTACACGTATTCTGACAACAGCAGAGGTTGCCACGGCGATCATGCGCCACGCTACAATCTTGGCGTTGATCAAAACAGACAACACGGCGGTACTGACTCCTGGACAGCTTAACCAGGAAATCCGTCAAGATGGGGTCATCTTCCACGGCACACTGACGCAAATTGGATTGAGTGTTTACTCATACACCAACTCCTACACGAACGAAGAAGGCGATGTTGTTCCTTACATCCCTGCTGGAACCCTGGCTATGTTGCCAGATGGACAACCGTTCACGTTCCACTATGGCGCTAACTTGATCATGGACACGGACGGCAACTTTAAGTTCGTACAAGGTCGTATCACGCCGCAAGTGTTGACTACTATCGAGCCGCCAAGCCGCAAGGTACAATTCTTGTCCCGTCCTATCTGTGTACCGGACAACGTTAACGGCTGGTTCGTCGCTAAAGTTCTTTAATCCAAAGGAGGATAAACAATCATGGCATACACAACAACAGCAACCATTCGTCACAGCGGTAAACGTTTCGAGAAGGGCGTTACCTTCCCAACTACGGGCGTAGAAAAGAAGGACCTTGACCGCCTTATCTCCATCGGGGCTATCGTAGACCCGGAACAGGAAGCCAAAGCATTGGCGAAAGCCGAAGCCGCCGCAAAGAAAGCCAAGGAAGAAGAGTAGGAGGTAGCCCATGAACTTCCGGGACCAAATGAAGATTGATGTACAACGTGTTTTCTCTAATCCAAATGAGTTCTCGGAGGTTCATGTTTGGGCTTCCGATTCTCAAAACCCGCAACCGTACTACGTTAATATGATTATCGAGTCATTCACATTGGACGGGAAGCCGCTTCAATACGTTGAGGGTGTCGCTTCTGACAATGTTGTGATACACGTTGATCCCGACGCACTTGGATATATCCCCGCATACGGTCAATTGCCATTGTTGGACAATCGAGTGTACCGGGTGACGGGTGTATCCAATGAATTCGGGATCATCAAAATCATATTATCTGGTAATTTCTCATGAGTGGGATTATCAGCATTCGTAGCGATCTAAGAGGGACCGCTAGGGATGTTAAGAAAATGCAAGGCATGGTCAAGAAGGCCGTAACATCTTCCATCAATCGTTCAGCCAGCGCCGCAAGGACGGCGGGTGTTCGGAAAGTTAGGGAGCGTTACGAAATAAAGGCCAAAGACGTAAATTCCACATTCACTTTCAGGAAAGCTGGGTCTGATGGGATGGCGGCAATCTTGAAATCGAAGTCTCAGGGCGGACTCCCGCTGATCAAATTCAAGACGAACCCTAAAATTCCGATGGCTCCAAAACAGCCACGGGACGGGGTTAAAGTTTCTGTCTTGAAAGGTCAAAAGCGTACGCTTAAAAGGGCATTCGTTGCCAAGATTGGCGCGGGTGGTCATGTCGGGGTATTCGAGCGTTCCACAACAAAGAGGTTGCCGATTAAGGAATTGTTTGGTCCGCCGATCCCGTACATGCTCAATAACAATGAGATACGCGAGGAAATGGAAGAGACGTTTGCAACGACATTCCGAGCGAGGTTCAGCCACGACTTGGATAGGCAACTTGGAAGGCTGGTGAGGTAATGACCCCGACAAGATTACTTGAAGTCCTGAAAGAATACATCGAAGGTAAAACCGAATTACTTCGATTCGGGGAAGAGGACAAGGGCGGACGCAGGCAACCCCAGGTGTTCATTGGCTATCCCCCAGCCAAGACAGCTAATGTTACCCCGCCGCCCTCGCCTGTACCTGGAGTTAGACCACCGACACCCAACAACCAGGTAATACCACAACCTCAGCCGCAACCCGACCTTCAAAAGATATTTTACGAGGATGAAAAGATTTATCCGTTCGTACTCGTTCGATTGTTGGATTGGACGGATGAAAAGGGAGAACTTGGGGATCAGGCAACAGCAAGTGTTCGGTTGATATTCGGCGTTAAGACGTATGACCACAGTGGATATATGGACGTTACGCATCTTGCCCAGACGATCAGACAGGCGTTGCTTGAGGATTTAGTCATTGGTGATGCCGCTGAGGTACAAAAGCCGTTGCTAGTGACTGTCTACGAAGACCAGGAATACCCTTACTGGATTGCAGACGCAGACGTAACGTTTATCATCCCGACAATCGTATCAAATATTATGGAAAGGACTGATTTCTATGGAGACGGAACAAAAAACAGAAACAACCAAGACAACCAAGAGTTCGGCGGCTACTAAGGCAAAAGAAATTGCAGTTCAAGCCGATACAACAAGCGCTAAACGCCAATCATTCGTGTACCTTGGTCCGTCACTCAAGACGTTGCCGCTACGCCACGGAGCTACGTATGTGGGCGGCATTCCGAAAGCTTTCCAAGATATCTATGACAACAACGCCGATGTGCGATTTTTATTCGTAGATTTGTTGGAGTCCTTGGAAGTTCGTCGCGGCATTCGCGATGAAGGTAGCGAATACTGGTTGGTTTACAAACTGATTGAAGAAAGCGGGGTGTAATGAATGGCTTATTCACACGGTATTACAGCAAGCGAAAAACCTTATTCACCTCCTGCACAGGAGCGCGAGCTATTCACTGGGATTGTAGCCATCGGAACGGCTCCAGTTAACATGAGTACGTTCGCTAATGCTCCGGTAAACGTGCCTATCTTGGCGCGGAACTGGGACGAAGCGGTGGCGGCATTTGGTTACTCCGATGATTGGGAGTCCTTCACACTTTGCGAAGTGATGAAATCCCAGTTTATCAACCACCAAACAACTCCTGTAACGTTCATCAACGTTCTGGACCCGGCTATTCATACGACAGCGGTAGAGGACCAGTTGGTTTCCATCGTCAACGGTCGAGTGATTATCAATGTTGCAGGGATCACGCTTTCCAGCCTTGTGGTTAAGTCCGCAGATGGTACGACCACATACACAGGTACGGATTATTCCGCACTGTACGACAACTCGGGCAACGTTCAGATTGTGGTTAGGAAATCGGGAACAATCCCGGCTGGCGCTAACTCGTTGTCGGTAGATTACAGCAAGCTTGACCCTAGCTTGGTTGATGTCACTGACATTATTGGCGGTACTGATGCGTTGACAGGTAAGCGTACTGGGCTTGAACTGACGGAAGAGGTATTCCAACGTTTCCAAGTCATCCCGGACGTTCTTATCGCTCCTGGCTTTTCTTCTGACCCACTCGTTGCTTCTGCCATGCTTGAAAAAGCTCGCAAGATTAACGGTGTGTTTGAAGCTAACCCGATCATCGATCTGGACGCTTCCGTTCCGTTCGTGGATATTGTGGATTGGAAGCAGGACAAAGGACTCACAGACCCGTTATACATCCTGGCATACCCTAAAGCTACTTACCTGGGCGACGTTTACCGCATGTCTACAATCATCGCTAGTACAATGGCTTCTACAGACGCGGATAACGACGGTGTTCCTGCTGAATCTCCATCCAATAAACCAGCTATGATCGACGGTTTGGTCTATGAAGACGGCACAGAGTTGTACCTGGGCAAAGAGCAGGCCGACATTTTGAACGGCAACGGTATTGTTACCGCCTTGAATTTCTCAGGCGAATACACCGTTTGGGGGTCCCGTACAGCGGCTTACCCTGCTTTCACCGACCCACAACGCACATTCATCCCGGTTCGCCGTATGTTTACATGGGCTAAAAACAACTTTATCGCTCGTTACTGGGCGCGGGTGGATAGCCGTATGATTCGCCGGAGTATCGGCTCTATCGTCGATGATGGAAACGTCTGGTTTAACGGCTTGCAAGCGTCCGGCTATCTGCTTGGTGGGCAAGTATCGTTCGACGAGTCCAAGAACAACGTAGATGACTTGATCAACGGCAAGGTTTTGTTCGGATTCCGCATGACTCCACCGAGTCCTATGGAAGACATTCATGGTGAGTTCGAGTACGACACGTCATACATTGCGGCGTTGTTCGCATAGGAAAGGGAGGTTAAGACATGCCACAAATTCCACAAAAACTGTCTGACTATATGGTCTATGTAGCAGGCACGAAGAATCAACTGGGTAACGGTGACGTTACTCTCCCGAGCTTTGAAGCGATGACAAGCGAAATCGGCGGCGGTGGTATCTACGGAAACCTTGAAATCCCGACACCGGGTATGTTCGGTTCCCAAACGTTCAGCATTGCATTCAACACGATCAGTAAAGATGTGTTGTCCATGATGGGACCAGACGTGGTCAAACTTGAAATGTTTGCGTCACAGCAAGCATGGGATTCCAGCCAGGCCAAGATTGTCAATGACGGGTTGAAAGTAGTTGCTTGGGGCCTGCCTAAGAACCTTGAGCTTGGCACACTGACCAAGAACGATTCCACGGGTACGACTCTTGAGTTTGAGTTGACGTACATCAAAATCTTCATCGGTGGCGTGGCTATTTTTGAGCTGGACAAGCTGAATTACATTTACCGGATCAACGGTAAGGACGCAAATTCCGACATTCGTAAAAATTTGGGCATGGCCTAATACAAATTTGAAGGGAGCAAGACGACATGAGTAACAAGGAAGAAAAACAAGTAACGGAAACTGAGGTTGCAGAAACAGAGGGCTTTAACCCGAACTTTTTCCAGCTCAAAAAGCCTATCGACCGTATGGGGGATAAGATTCACTCTTTGAACTTGGACTTTGATAGCCTTGAATTGGGTGACCTTCTGGAAGCCGACAAGGAATTTACGAAGATGGTAGGGGAACAAGTCGCTTCTACAACACCTGTCAAGGCGTTTAATACTGCCTATCAAATGGCAGTTGCGGCAAGAGCGGCGGGTATCCCGGTTCAGTTCTTCGCCAGCCTGAGCGCTAGGGATGCGACTTCCATCGGGTTGCGGGTACAGAGTTTTTTGCTAGGTGGGGAATAAACCCCGAGGATGAAGTCACTAAAAAGGTTCGTCTAATTGCGGCATCTTGCGCCGTGAATCTCAAAACGAGTGTCGAGTATTTCTTGACACAGACGTTCAAAGAGATTTACGAGTGGCAGGATGCCATTTCTGTTTTGTACCCTCCGCAAAAAGAAGGGGAAGGGGGTAAGTAGATGGCAAGTGATTATGAAATAGCCTTCCGGCTCCAAGCTCAAATGAACGCTGATTTCAGGCGGAATTTTGGGGCGGCTAACCAACAAATTGAAGAATTACAGCGGCAATTACGGGAAATTGAAAACTCAAGGGGTCCGAATAGAGCGGGAGAAGACGCAAACAGGACCCGTGGAGCGTTCGACAGAGCTAGGGGAGCCGCTAAAGGGTTCATGAGTATATTGGCTAGGGTGGCGCAATACACAGGCGCATACGCGGTTGTGAGCGGTATTGTGGACGGATTCCAGAACGCTATAGGGTTGGTTGGTGAGTTTGAGGGGGGTATGGCCCAACTTCAAGCGTCAACCACCCTAACAGCCAAGGAAATGGAAGGGATAAAAGGTCAAGCATCCAGCCTTTACCGGGATAACATCGGTGAGAACTGGGACGATTTGACCCGATCCCTCGCCACCGTCAAACAGGTCACAGACCTTTCAGGAGATGCACTTAAATCAACCACCAGGAATGCAGTTGTGTTCCGGGATGTGTTCGGAGAGGACGTTACCCAGTCCATTCGTGCCGCTGACCAGATGACACGCCAGTTTGGTATCACTCAGGACGAAGCGTATAACCTCATGGCTCAGGGTATGAAAGGCGGATTGAACATGTCCGACGAGTTGATTGATAGTATTTCCGAATACTCAGTCTACTTTAAAAAGCTCGGCTACGATGCGGACGATATGTTCAATATGTTCGGTTCAGGCGCGGAATCTGGTGTTTTTCAGCTCGACAAAATTGGTGATAGTATCAAAGAATTGACCATACGAAGCAAAGACCAATCCAAGACCACGCACGAAGGATATAAACTTTTAAACCTGAACGCCGCACAATTCGAAAGTGCTGTAGCAGGCGGTGGGGAAAACGCCAAGAAAGCCACACAGAAGATATTCCAAGCATTATCCAAGATACAGGACCCAATTAAGAGAAACGCCGCTGGTGTCTCTTTGTTCGGTACACAGTTTGAGGATTTGGAGTATGAAGCGATCAAGGCCATGGGTGAAGCCCGTAGTCAGTTCGATAAGACCAGGAAGACCATGGATAACGTCAAAAATGTCAAATTCAACACCCTGGGCATGGCGTTCCAGGCTATTGGTCGTTCCGTTGAAATGGATTTCATCCAGCCTTTAGGAAAGAAACTCCTTCCGTTGCTTTCAGATGTGGCGAAATGGTTCACGTCTAAGCAGGGCAAGAAGTTCTTTGCCAACATCCAGAACGATATCCAGTACGTCATTAAAAAGGCGAAAGAGTTTTACAACGTAATCAAAGACAACTGGGGCAAGATTGCGGACGTGTTAGTCCCGGTAGTGGCTGGTATCGCCGCCGCTAAAATCGCCTTTGATACTCTCAAGGTCATCGGAGTTATTAACACACTGATGACTGCATTCCGCGCGGGAACCGTTGCCGCTACGCTGGCGCAATGGGGCCTTAACGCCGCCTTCCTCGCAAACCCTATGACATGGGTTGTTGTGGGTATCGGGGCGCTTGTGGCGGCTATCGTCATCGCTATTCGTCATTGGGGCGCGATCAAGACGGCTGTTTTGGATTTCTGGACCTCCGTAAAGGGTTGGTTGGGCGGCATGGGTGCTTGGTTCTCCGAAAGGTGGAATGAAGCGTACAACTCGGCTACAACGGCCTTTTCTGGATTGACTGGGTGGTTCGGTGGGATATTCGAAAGCATCAAAGGAACGTTCAATGACGCGGTAAATTGGATCATTGGAAGACTGAACTGGGTTATCGACAAAGCCAACGGGATCAGTTTCGATATCCCTGATTTCATGGGTGGAGGGAAAATTGGTGTAGACATACCCAAAATCCCAACGGTCGGCGGGTATGCAACAGGCGGATACGTAAACAAACCTGAGCTTGCTTGGGTCGGTGAAGGTAAATCGCCTGAGTGGATCATACCGGACAATAACTCGCCTAAATCCAGAGGGTTGTTGGATGCGGCAAACCGCAGTATGGGTTATGCTCCAGCACCATCCGGGGGTGGTATGAACATCAATTACAGCCCGAATATCATTATCCAGGGCAACGCCAGCCAAAGGGATATTGAAGCGGCGCAGGCCACAGGTCAACAAAGCTTTGAACAACAAATGGCGCAATGGCAAAGACAAAAAGAGAGGGTGAGTTTCGGATGATAACATATAGCACGATTCAAGGTGACATGTGGGACATGATTGCCTTCCGGCTCACCGGATCATATGCGGGAATGTCTGAGCTTATCCGGGCCAATCCAGAATACGGGGAGTATGTTATTTTCCCCGCTGGAATTGTCCTGAATGTGCCGGAATTTACTGAGGACGTTGCGGACACTTTGCCGCCTTGGATGATTGGCGGTGAGTCGGTATGAGTACCGTCCAAAACGGTCGGCGGGTTTCTGTAGCTGTAAAGTACCAAGGGAAGAACATAACGCAGGCGTTGAAGGACTTTCTTATCGATTTTAAATACACTGATTCCCCGTCTGGTGAGGTGGACACGATCACCCTTAACCTGGACGACAGGGATCGTAAATGGACTAAAGAGTGGGTTCCAAAGAATGGCGACCGACTCATAGCCGAAATATCTGTTACAGACTGGGATAAGGCCGGGCACAAAGGTAAGATCAATTGCGGCGCATTTGAAGTGGACAGCCTGGACTTGACTGGTCCGCCACACGTTGCGTCCATTAATGCGTTGTCCGTCCCTCAATCCGGTTCTCCTGCAATGCGCGAGAAGCGTACAAAGTCGTGGGAAAAGGTTAAGCTCCGGGCAATAGCACAGGAGATAGCAAACCGCGCTAAGTTAAAGTTAATGTACTCGGTGAAAATCAACCCGACATATGAACGCCAGGACCAAACTGAGGAAAGCGACTTTTCATTTTTGAACAAGGTTTGCACCGACGAAGGGATAGCGCTCAAAGTGTCCGGCTCACAACTTGTTTTGTATGATGAGTCTGAACATGAGAAGCGACCACCAGCCAAGACAATAGAATACGGGAAAACACCCGTCATTAGTTATAAATTTTCAGAGTCCAGCAGTACGACCGCTTACTCATCTTGCGTAGTGACCTATAAATCAACGGTCACTCCCGAGAAGAAAAAGAAGGCCAAGGATAAAAAGAAAAAAGGCGGTTCATCCACCGAAACACCTGTGCCTATTGACCCGGAATTACCACCTCCTACATTGATGTCTATATCCGCAAAAGCGGAGAAAGAAAAGGGGAAAACGCAAGTCATCACAGGTAAATACACATTACCTGGTGTCACTGGTCCAGTCCTTAAAATCAATCAGAAGGTTGATTCGGTTGCAGAAGCGCAACGGTTAGCGAAGAGCAAATTGCGCGAACAGAACAAAAACGCAGGGGTAGCGAGCTTGGTTTTGGCTGGTGACGTTACCTTGGCTTCGGGGATCACAATCACCATTAAGGGGTGGGGGCGTTACGATGGCAAGTACCTCATTGTCAAATCTGAACATTCCGTGGGGTCCAACTATACCACCAGTTTGGAAATACGAAAGGTGTTGGGTTATTGATGGCAGATATCGAATCGATTATTAAGAACTTGGTACGTGTCGGTATATGTTCAACGTCTGACGCAGAAGAAGGGATGATAACTGCCACATTCCCCGACCGTGACGATATGGTTTCTGATTTACTCCCGGTTATATATCCTGGAGGACTCGGAGCTTCTAACGGAATACCCCAGCCTGGTGACACCGTAGCCTGCATATTTTTAGGAAACGGCATGTCTGACGGATTCTGTGTTGGCAAGCTTTACGACTCCGAGGTGCTACCAGGGGAAGAAGGGCAACAAGGGACTTGGTATGAAGATGGCAGTTACGTTTATTACGACACGATAAAGAAGATATTGAACGTCATGTCTATGGGCGGGGCTGTGATAGAAAGCCCTGAAAATGTAACAGTAAAGGCCAAAAGTGTAACCGCAGAAGCGGAAAGTGTTATCTTAAAGGCCACGAATGTAACGATTGAGGGTACGACAAGCATCAAGGGCAACGTGAGTATAGACGGGAACCTCAGCATTAGCGGAACGGTTTCGGCATCGAACTTATAGAGAGGTGATAAAACATGGCAATGCCTGGTTTGGGTAGCTTGGGGGATGTTGGATTTATAGCTGTATTTGGCACAGATAGACGCAAGGTAAGAACTATCCAAGATTTCCAACGCGTCTCGTCTGACAGGTGGGCTACCAGTGATTTAATACTACAGAAGCCCCGAAAACAATTCTTAGGACCGGGGCTTGATACGGTGTCATTTACTATCATCCTTGACGTGAATCTCGGTATGAATCCCCGTGTCGAGATGGAGAAACTATTGGCTTATAGCAGGGATGGTAAAGTACTACCGTTAGTTATCGGAGGTAAGCCCCTAGGTACAGGGAAATGGTCCATATCCGGCCTTACTCAGAACTGGTTGCACATCGACAATAAAGGGAATCTACTCAAGGCCGCCCATGATATAAGTTTGGAGGAATACGTCTGATGCCTACAATACACACTGTCACCGCCACCACGAATTCAGGCATGCCTGTAACCAGGTTCGGTTTGACCGGGATTGAACAACTAAAACAGAACGTTATGGTCATCGCAACCATGCGAAAAAACATGATGGTCATGGACCGGAGCTTGGGCGTGGATGGTACTATCATAGACAAGCCAGCCACATACGCCCGTGTGCTCCTTCCAGCGGCATTGATCGAAGCAATCGAGGATGGGGAACCGAGGGTTCAAGTCATTAGTGTTGATATTGCTGATCCTTCCACCGATCCGAGTGAATCAGGGAAAATAAAAGCTCATATAAAGTTTGTGGAAAGGACTGATTCATAATGGTTATGGTTGACCTTCCAGACATCCAGTTCACTGAGCAGGACGAACAAAAGATATTGAACGACATTAAATTGTTTTACGAGGGCATAACTGGTATTTCTCTTGGCAGGGCAGACCCTGTTATGGTCGTCCTTAACACTCTTGGCAAGTACATCATTCTCCAAAATGTGTTGATTGACCGTACAGCAAAGGCGGAGTTATTGCCATTCGCAAACGGCCCATTGCTGGACTACATGGGGTACTTCACCAAAACGGGACGCCTACCAGCCGCATATGCAACAACCACACTCAGATTTGCATTATCAACGGCAATTGTAACCTCTCAGACAATACCAGCAGGCACAAGGGTAAGCCCCGATAACTCGGAAGGTGAATTGTATTTCGCTACAGTGGCAGACGCTACATTAGCCCCTGGGCAGGTGCAAATTGACGTTGTGGCAAGATGCCTTGAGCCGGGAGAGGTCGGGAACGGTTTTGCGGTTGGCGTTATCAACACTCTTATTGACCCCATCCCATATGTACAGACGGTTACGAACTTGACCGCTAGTGGTGGCGGGGCAGACCTAGAAGACGATGATTCGTACCGGGAACGAATCCGTTTGTCCAATGACTCTTTCACAACAGCCGGACCGCGAGACGCATACATCTATTGGGCCAAGACCGCAAGTTCAGCCATCGTTGATGCTCAGGCAGTGAGTCCCTCCGACATGGAGGTTACGGTCGTTCCTTTGCTCGAAGGTGGGGAACTGCCTACACCGGAAATCATCGCGGCGGTGACGAATGTTCTGAATGAACGTAAAATTCGACCATTGACGGACAAGGTTACGGTCACTTCACCCGATATTGTCGAGTACGACTTGGGCATGACGTACTATATCAGTGACAGTGATGTGTCCAGGGAAACAGCTATTAAAGCGGCGGTTGATCAAGCGGTGTTGGACTATACCCTTTGGCAACGAACTAAGCTCGGCAGGGACATAAACCCGTCTGAGCTTATTCGGCGTGTGATGGCGGCGGGAGCACATAGGGTGGATCAAACGTCATTACTTCCGGTGTACACCCCCGTCCCTGATACAAGCGTGGCAAGGGAAGCGGCGGTCAACGTAACTTATGGGGGGCTGTCTGAATGAAGACACTCGCAAACATAAGTTTATACGACCTACTTCCCGACAATGCCAAGGCAGACCCTAATATTTCTTCTGCTTGCCGATCATTGGACGAACAACTCGGGTCTTTGCATGATCGAGTGGAAAAGTTGTCATTCTTCCGCCGTTTGCACTATGGACAGATAACTGATGCAGAAGCTGACGCAAAAGCATGGGATTACAAGTTAGCTTATTACGATTCCACCTTGCCCCTGGTGCAGAAGATAGAACTTCTTAAATCGGCGGTCGAAACGAACCGTTCCAAAGGTACACCAGCCGCTATTGAGGGCTTGATTACTATTCTTTTCGGTGAAGGGTACGTACAAGAATGGTTTGAGTACGACGGAGAGCCGGGACATTACCAAGTCGTCACGAACAACCCTGATGTGACCGAGAGCCGCGCACAAGAGTTTGTTCGGGCTATCGAGTCTGTAACGCGGTTGTCATCCAGACTTGACCGGGTTGTCCTCTCGCAAACAGAGTCTGTTACGGACTTGTTCATCGGCTTTGGTACTCATGTTGGCGAGCGGATAAAAATCAATTGAAGAAAGGGGTTATACGATGTCCTCATTCAGCGCTAAGGGTTTGACAAACAAAGGACGTGCATTGCAAGCGAAAGCGCAGGCAGGGGTTGAACTGGTATACACCAAGGCCGTTATTGGTGACGGCAACTTAGGAAACCAATCAATCGGACCGCTCACAAATGTAATTAGCGCCAAAAAAACGTACCCCCTCACCAGATTTAATTATACGGGGAATATGGCTAGTATTGGTTTTGATTTAACAAACCAAGATGTAACCACGGGTTTTTACTTCCGGGAGATTGGTATTTTCGCAACCGATCCAGACGAAGGGGAAATATTGTATTGGTATGCAAACGCAGGGGATACAGATGATTACATTCCACCAGGCGGCGGAAGTGATGTTATCGAAAAAACTTTTGATGTCCTGGTATTTGTCGGTTCGTCGGTTAACGTGAGTGCTGTTATAAACGAGTCTTTGATCTACGCAACGGTCGAAGGTTTGGAAGAAGCCATGCAGACAGCAAAAGACTACACTGATTCTAAATTCTCGCAGATCATTATTCAAGATGCTTCAACAACGCAAAAAGGTGTTGTTCAGCTCAGCAACAGCACGACCAGCACGAGCCAAACACTTGCGGCGACAGCAAAGGCCGTGAGTGACGCTAGGCAGGCGGCTATTAGCGCGGCGGCTACGGACGCGACGACGAAAGCTAACACAGCGGAGACTAACGCTAAAAATCAAGCTGATGCTAAGTTTCGCACGCCTGCACAGATAAATAGGGCTAATCTTCTTAAAAACAGTTCAGGGTTAATGGATTTTCAACATTGGACCAAAGTCACTCCTGGATGGACCGTTTATACAAACCCCACAGTCGGACGATTTTTCTCGCAGGACGGGGCCGTGGCATCTGGGCAGTACGCTGTTTTGGATTCAGAAGTTATAGGTGTATTTCCGGGTCCGCACTATCTCCAAGCTATGTTTCACACTTCCAATAGCGGTCCTAACGCTATAGTTACAATCGAGATTAAAAATGCTGCTAACGATCAAACAATCAACAGCATTCCCGCTGATACCAATACTTGGTGGCATCGGAAATCGTCAGCAATAAATATACCAACAGGTGTATCAGCAATAAAAATAAGACTCGTAGTGTCTAACTATCCGGGCGGAAGCAATATAGGGTTTTCTAGGATTGGATTTTATGAAGGCTCTGCTGACATTCCTTACACACAGGAATTCGATATCCGCGCATTGTACGAACAAAACGAAGTGGTAAAGCAATCTGGCGTTGATGCTAAGAACGGCATAGTGGGTGCCATTAACGCCAAGGGTGGTAGTGCATCCACATCCGACACATGGCCTACATTGATTGACAAGGTCAACACGATACAGACCGGGCCTAAATATGCAACTGGTACAGTAAGCAGGACAACTACCCAACATAAATTCACATTACCAAACGGAGACCCGGCTTACGATCGTTTTAAAATAACAGTAACTGGACTCTCGTTTCGTCCTAATCGGATCATAGTTTACTCTCAGGGCAGTCCTGATAGATCTGTGATCGGCATCTATGACAGGGGCAGTCTTTCCGCAGGTGGTTACTCATTCACCAAACTGTTTGAAGCCTTTACAGTTTCAACTTATAGATTGTTCGAAAACAGCGCTAACGGTGGCGTTGATGAGGCGTGGGTGTCGGATCAGGGTTTTCAGTTGCCAATGTATTCAACAAATACAGCAAATTCCACAATCACATGGGAAGCATTCCGGGTATGACATAGAGTATAGATAGCAGGGGGAAAGGGTGTGACGTTGCCAGGAAAATTCATTGATAGGGGAATGTCCTGGTGTATAGCTCAATAGAAAAAGAAAGAGTTTCAGGGGGAGGTTGGGGGGTAATGGGTGAAAACGACATCAAGGGAGCTTTGGCGGCTTTTGGGGCTACCCTTGGTTTTTTACCCGGAGGGGGAACGCCTTTGTATAACTTACTATTAGCGGCTATCGTGATTGATTGGATCACTGGCATATGTGCCGCCGCAATCGAAGGAAAGTTAAAGAGTCGTAGACACTACTACGGTACACTCAGGAAATTTGGGATAATCGCAATCGTGACGTTGTGCCATTTCATCGATTTGACCCTTGGTGACGCACATTACACTAGGGACGTTGCAATCATGTTTTACTTGGTCAATGAGATTATCAGCGTGACAGAGAACGCCGCACGTATGAAGTTGCCCGTTCCGGGTGTCCTGCTGGAAGCTTTGGAAGTTATGAAGGAGAAGGTAAACGGCAAGGACAAGAAAGGAGAAACCAAGGATGCAGGAAAGGAACAAGGCGAACGCCCAGGGGATTGACGTTTCCCACCACAACGGAATGGTTGAATGGAGTAAAGTAGCCGCCGACCAGATCAGGTTTGCCTTTGTTAAGTCTAGCGAAGGTCAGAACATGAAGGATAACCGCGCAGAAGAGAATGTGAGGGGTGCTAAATCTTCCGGTTTACTGGTGGGTCTATATCATTACCTGGTAGCCAAAAATTCGTCAGACGCAAAGCAGGAAGCCCAGAACATGGCTACAGAGTACAATCGACTGGGTGGAAAGGATTACTTTGAACTTCCGCCAGTGTTAGATTACGAGGACAACAGACATAATTTAGGGCCTGCCGCGATTACAACAATTGCGCGGGCTTTTTTGTTGGAGGTCGAACGTCTAACCGGGGCAAGACCCATCCTTTACACCTCACAATCGTTCGCTGAGAAATTGAGTGGGCTAAGCGGGGAATATGATATCTGGGTTGCTCGTTACAGCTTAAACAGGCCGGAGGACATCGGAAAATGGTCCAGGTGGCGTTTTTGGCAGTACAGCGACGGACAGAAGGGCGGGTATCTACCGGGCGGCACACGCAAAGTGAGCGGCGTTTCCGGCTACGTTGATTTAAATGAGTACGACGGGACGTATGAGGATTTGAGGGAACGTTATGGAAAGGGTGGTGTAACGGTGTCTAATCCATTTGAAGGGTTTAGGTTAACAAGTCCTTTCGGGATGCGGAAACATCCGATCACTGGGAAGCAGAAGTTTCACCGGGGCGTTGACCTGGTAACGACTCCTGGAAACGGTCCGCTGTATGCATTCGCAGGAGGTACGGTCCGGCATGCAAAAGATGGTGCGCCTGGCTCGGGATTTGGTAACTACGGAATCACGGTAGCCATTGAAGACAATGCAGGCAGGCTACATGTATATGCCCACCTCTCCGCCGCCACAGTCAAAGTGGGTCAAGTGGTGGCGAAGGGTGATCAGATCGGTAACCAAGGCAACACCGGGGCGAGCGCGGGGAATCACCTACATTATGAGGTTCGGAAGGTTGCATCTCCTTCTTTTGGATACACAGCAACCGAAGCCGGGGTATTGGAGCCGACCCAGTACCTAAAGGATTATTATGCCGCAAACTTACCTAAAACGGAGGTGGACGAGTTGAGCGCGACAGAGAAACAGGAATTGATCAACTTGAGAAAAGAGAACGAGACACTTCGCAAAGACGTTGACGCATTGACCAACAGCAAGGACGTTCTTAAAAAGGGGATGCAGGAACAAGGGAACTTGCTTAAAAAGTTGGTTGAGCGAGTTGACAAGCTGGAAAGTACAGATGTCCCGGCGTGGGCCAAGGAAGCCGTTGACGCATTCGCCAACACATTAGCTATCGATGGTTCCAGTCCGGTAATCACGGACAAGAAAGTCGGTCCAGTGGTTGCCAAGATGCTTGTTATCCTGCACCGATTGGGACTGGCTACATCCAAAGGGGGTAAATGATCATGAAACTGAATGAAGACCTTTTGACAAGTGTCCTATTACTAGCATCCATCATTGCAGTTGTTTCCCCATTCGTGGTTGAAGCGATCAAAAACATGTTCAACGTGCCTAAGAACATCCTTCCGGCAATCAGTGTTGTGGTCGGTGTATCACTGGCCCTGGGATTGTATCCTTTCACCGATGCGGAACCTATCTTGCGGGTTTGGGCTGGTGTTCTGTCCGGCCTGTCCGGTACGGGCGCATATGAGACAATCAAAAAGAGATTAGGCAACACCAAGGGTGAATGACCATGGATGCCCTGGTCAAATTCTTCTCGGGTGAACCGCTCGTTATTGTGTGCGTACTCCTCACGCTCGCCCTTATTCACCAAACCCGAAAACTTGATAAGTTGCAAGATCGCATGAATGCGGCGGCGGACCAAACCCAACAAGAGCGCATTGAACTTCAAAAGAGTATCACGGTCCTTATGAGTGGTAGAAGTGTTGCAAAGGAGGGCCGGAGCGATGAAGCTTCTTGAACGGATTTTCAAGGCCCCTAAACCGGACAGAATGGAAGATGAAGCCCGTAAGATGAAAGCCCTTCGCAAGAAAATGGAGTTGGATGTCGAAAGGATGTTGGACTTAGATTCTTCCGGTATCGAAGAGGGGGATGGTTATGCCGATTTTAGACGCGAATGACATTCTTTTGTTGTTCTTGGAAGTGCTTGTGATCCTTTGCGCCCTGGGTAGCTTTCATTTTTTCTTTACGGTCAAGGGATCGAACGGAAAAAGGTCTAGGAACCTCTTGGTCCGGGCTATATCCGTTAACGATGCCGCAACCGCCGTATTGGTGATTCAGCTCGTTTGGGGAAGGCTCAACCAGCTTTATGGGGAGCATTACGCATGGAGCAATGAGCTAAGGGAATTTGTCCTGATGGCTTCCCTGGTGTTCATCCTGTACGCTGTGTATACAAAGCGGCAAGCCGGGAGGAACAACCTGGTGCATGATTTTGACGAACAAGAAACGAAGGTGTACAAACGTTAGTCACCATGATAATATGGGGTCAACCATTAGTGCCAGAGAGGTTCCTCAGATTGCCAAACTGAGTCCTCGAAAAGTAAAAGACCACAATCCCGTAGAGATGGCGGGGTGTGGTCTTTTTTTTGTTTATAGTCGAATCAATGCTTCTTCATAATCAATTGCATTCTCTTCATCGACCTGACCCGACAGGTGCAGTAGGATATTGCCGTGTTCGAACAACCACACCGGAACCATTGCGGCGTATTGCTGGTAAACCTCTTTGACCTTCTTCATGTCCTCCTGGCTTTCAAAAACAAATACATGACCCGTGATACCTTCGCCAATGGTCGGCAACTTGAACACCTGGGCGCTGGTCGCTACCATCGGTAACGGTCCATAGTCTTTCTGATTCATATCCCGGCTGTCTACAGCTTCCAAGCCCTCGTTAATCAGATGATCAATAACCATACTCGCGTTCACTGTATCGCCCTCCCCTTCAACAGCCTGATTACATGCGATGGTCCCCAACAATAAACCAATACCCAAAATAAACATAATCATTTTCTTCATCGTCAAATCATCCCCTCTTAGGTATCTTGGCAATCAGACCCGGTATGTCGTCCTGTAAGACACGGAACGGCCTGTTAACAACCTTGTAATTACCTTCCCCTATAATCCATATGTTCGGGAATATCTTCTTTTCAGGCGGTTGCCATGATTCCCGTTGCCATGCGCCGGAATTATAGAAAGACTCATACCTGTCTAATTTCAGTTGCATGACCTTATCCGTGTACACTGTTCGCTGAACCTCCACAAAAAAGGCCATGCCTTTCCATATCGTGAATATATCCGGCTCCGCGAAACCTTGCGGACCTATCTTCGGTTCCACCTCAAATATCCGTGGTTGCTCATGCGCCCGTATCTCCCGAAAGAACTGAGCGATTGCAAGGAAATGGTTCATTTTCTGGCTGTCTGTCTTCATTTTGCTTTCACCTGGGAAGTACACATACTTGATGCGTTCGGTCGAACACTTGATTAACCCGTCCCTACGCAGGCGCTTGAGGACTGTATTGGTATGTGTGACTGGGTGCTTGGTGTGCGAAAAGTGTAATTCCGCAATATCATCCCTTGTCAAACACCGGAACCTTCTCAGATCGTCCAGGATGGCCTTATCTCGCGTATTCATCCGATCAGCTCCCATTCCTTGAATTCTTCTTCTGGAACCAACAGCAGGGAATCTGGTGTGCCTGGTGGCGGTTCTGAGTCTTCGCGCTTGAATGGCTCCAGCAATGACCGAGCATCCGGGATAGAAAGGAATGGCCCTTGCACGAACTTTATACCGTCAAGCTTGAGCGCGAATTTCCCCTTTTCCTTGTTCTTGATCTGAGCCGCTTCCCCGCTATCCAACGTAATGCGGCTGTTCGTATCGTCGGCATGACGGAATCCCATTCGGACTGTGAGGTTGTTCTTTAGTTTACCGTCCAGGATGGTAGCGTCTGGACGTTGCATGGACAGGATCAAGAACACACCCAACGCCCTGCCTATCGCGCTTATCTTCTCAATGATGTCCATGATCCCCTTCTCTTTTTTGAGCAAGGCCACTTCATCGATTGCCAGGACAATATAGTCTGGTCGATCAAATGCAGGCAATTCGTCGATGTGAGCGACCTCGCATTCTTCAAGCTGTTTCCCCCTGGCTTTCAACTCCCGGTCAATGTGAAGCAATATCCGGTTAAGTTCAACAGCATCGGTGACCACCTGACGAGCAACACCCTTGAACAAATGGAATTCAGACATTTTCAGATCAGCACAATACAACTCCATCCGATCCCCTGCCAAGTTGACCAAAGTTGTGATGATGGAACGGAGCGCAACCGACTTCCCTGACCCCGTTTCCCCCGCAATCAAAAGGTGAGGGTTTTCCACCATGTCGTACATGATATCACCCGTCCGATCACGTCCGGCGTAAATCGGCAACCGGACCCCCTCAGCCATTTCACGTACAAGCTCAAGGTCATATTCGAATGATGCCAATGTCCCAGGGTAAACCTTGAGGACAAACGTTCGCTGGTCGTCACTTGGGTCAAGCTCAACATCCGCTCCGAAAACTTGTTTGAACAACCAATCATTATTGGCGATTACATCGGGGTCCATGCCGACGGGTATAGAAAAGACTGCTTCCATTCGGTTAAGGTACATCGTCACTCTTTTGATGCTCGGGTAACTCCGCATTTCCCGTTTCTTGTAACCATAGGACCGCAAGTACACATCCCCAGTCCTGAACAAGCTATCCAGCTTCCGACGTAGTGCCCTATCCGGCATGCTTCTATACATGGCAAATGCGCCCAATGCCGCCCCGGTTGCCCCGGCGAGCTTCGCCGCCGCGACCAACCCAATCGTCCCTCCGCTCACCATCGTTCGCGTAGCTCCTAACATTTTAGATTTTTATTGACTTATCAACACTTTATGCTCGTATTACATGATTATTACTACATAGTTCATTACATAATTATCTGTATGTGTTACCAACCCGCATGTATTCCGAATACGTGACCTAAAGAGCGAAGCGCTACGTTCCATTCTGCCCATGCAATGAGCGCACAGCTTACATATGTAGCCATGCGAACGAAAATGACCTTGTGACCGTGACCAGCTCGTTCTAACTTGCGTTCAATTACATGTGCAGTGATCCCGACCGCCGCCAACTTGATAAACGGTGTGTAAGTGAATGTCATGCCCATCAACCTCCCTTTGCTCTATATGTATGTGCCCATGTAACAGATATTCCTAAAGGCATAAAAAAAAGCCCCGGAGGGCTTGGTCTAAAGTGTTTTGAGTTCGATCCCACAGAAGGGGCAATGTTCGATTAATATGATATTTTCAAGTGTATCCCCATCCATGTACCAGCCGAAAGCACTTTTCCCGATTGTTTCGATAGTGCTGTCCCAATCTCCCGGACATTCTTGTTCCTGGTGTATCATTCATCGCACCTCCTAAATTTTGACCAGGCTGTTTTCACTGGTTATATTTCTGACAATTCCACCGTTGTTCGCGATGATTTCAATCGGCTTAATATTGATTCGCTCCCGGTGCAGGATGATGTTATTCAGCAGGCTGACATTCTCAATCACCTGACCTTCACCGTTCGCATGGACATAAATCTCAGCCATGCCACAATCCCAGATCATGTTCCCCTGGACAATGATGTCGCGGCGAGAGTCGTACATCTTGACCCCTTCTTCTTTCCCGAACGCCAACTTGTTGTGCGTAAATATCGCCCCGCTATGGAGATAAACAAGTTCCTTGGAGACGGTCGAGAATCGGTCGTAATAGCCGGAATAACGCAGGGTGTTGTTGTAGGCTTCGAATGATCCTTCTAGGCAATTTTCGCCCACGTACTCAATCGTACAGTCACGAATTTTGACATCTTCCACTTTCCCGGCTGGATTGCGAACGAAAATCCCGTTCGTTGCCATGCCTTTAGGTGTGAAGTTGTGGTGACCGCAATATCGGATTTTGACGTTCGTTATCTGCACGTCACGGATGAAATCATACGGATCAACGTTGTTACCATAGATATTAATCCCCCGGTACGCCGTTCTGTTTATCTCGGAATCGGCAATCAACAAATCATACGTCCTCACAGCCTGGATAGCACCCTGCCCGTAAGTGTCGCCCAGGTCACAGTCACGTATGCGGACATGGTCGGCGTTCTGTATTGATATACCTATGCCCTGGGCGCTCGGGTCCAGCACGTTATACCCAATGTTTTCGAAGTGGCACTTCTCAATCCACACCCAGGAGCAACGCCCATTATTAGAAAACTGGATTCCGTTTTTGCGAACGTTTCGGAAGGTGCAACGGTCGATCCTGATATTATTGGCGTTCTCCAGGATCATAGCGTGTTCGGTGCTTCGAATGCCTGAGCCTGTCCCGTCAAAAGTCACGCCAACAATATCGCAATCATCGGCATGAATTTGGATAATGCCATACATGTTAAGGGTAGCGCCGAAACCTGATATGTGTTTGGTCTTGTTGATCTTCTCGGGATACCTCATGAAGTAGCTTCCAGGCGGGATAAGAACAACGATATCATTGTGCCGCATAAGTGCGTTGAACGCCGCTGTCCAATCCCACAACTCGCGCGGTTGATCCTGGTTACTGACAAGATTTTGATAATCCGTTAAAGATACAACCATCGGCTACCACTCCCTTAATTTTTGATCGTTCAGCCAAGCGCAGAATTCTAAAGCCCGTACTTCTGTTTTGAAACTCACATTGCTGTACCAACCCGCTGATGATTTTATTTCTTCGAATGTCTCGTCATCTTTGGCGATATTCCTCACATTACTGCTAGAATCCTCAACGAAGTAATTTTCTTTGTGGTCGTATGGCTTGTAAAAAACGGTACCTCCCCGTTCTAAATCGACTGCACAAGTTACGTGTGATACTGGTTTAAATACCATAGCGCGATTATTTGTTTTACATTCACATTCTTCGTACATGTCCTTATCACTTGGCGATTTGAAATGTACGTATCTGTTTTTGTCACATTTATCACACTTTTCGCCGTACACATAATTGTAAGTAATGCCGAAAATCTCATGCCCCAGGTTCTTCATAAGAGTATGAAGTCTTTCCCGGCGAACGTCTTGCAGAACCGTTGATTTCGCTTGCTCCAGCTCGCTGATTTTACGGCGGTGTTCCCGGTCAATGTCCTGCATGCGGGTTTTAATCTCTTGGAGCTTCGCGTTCTCTTTGCGGAGCTTATCCAATTCATTTTGGATATCCGCCTTAACCGCCCCGCGAATAGCTCCGATCAGAGCTGTGACCTCTTCTTCATGCTCTCGCGGCTCCGGGAAGTAGTCATCATACATGTGATCCATTTACTTATCACCATCCCATGTGATACCTGGCGTTTGTCTGCCTATGATTTTTAGCGCTGTTCTCATGCCGCGTTTGAATGCTTTAGCTTCTTGTCCTTCATACACGAAACTTTCATCATAAAGGGTAGCATTGTCGAAGTGATTCAATAACCGCTCATCAACCGTCATTTCAATCTCTACCGTATCCGGGGCATACAGATAGCGACAAAGGGTGTCTAAATCCAGGTCGTTCAAGCACTCAAAATCATGTCCCCAGGCGGTCCCCGCCTTTACGTGTTGTGACACCAACGATTCTTTATGAAAACCGTATTGCGTCAGTTTTTCGTCAATGC